GAAGGTCTTGACACCACGATCGATTGGAAAAACACGGGTGACAACTCATATGATGGTGAAAAGCTCAAGCTTCTTGCCCATGATGAATCAGGTAAGTGGGAGCGTCCTGATAACATTTTAAACAACTGGCGTGTTACTAAAACAACAATGAGACTAGGTAGTAAAATTGTTGGTAAATGTATGATGGGTTCAACAAGCAACTCATTAGACAAAGGAGGTGATAACTTTAAAAAATTATACTATGCGTCAGACGTCACACAAAGAAACCGCAATGGACAGACTAGCTCGGGATTATATAGTTTGTTCATACCTATGGAATGGAACTACGAAGGATTCATTGATTCTTATGGCGTACCTGTATTCGACTCACCAAAAGACGCGGTTAAAGATGCGCAAGGCGATTTAATTACTACAGGTGTTATAGAACATTGGGAAAATGAAGTTGATGGTCTTAGAAATGATCAGGACAGTTTAAATGAATACTATCGTCAGTTTCCTCGAACAGAAAAACACGCATTTAGAGACGAAGCAAAATTATCTTTATTTAATCTAACTAAGATTTATGAACAGATAGATCACAATGAAGATATGAAAAACAAAACAACAGTCACTCAAGGTAACTTTCAGTGGGCTGGTGGTATAAAAGATACAAGTGTAAATTTTGTACCTGACAATAACGGTAGATTTTTAGTTTCATGGATTCCATCTATAAATCTACAAAATCGTGTGATAATAAAAAATGGAGTTAAGTTTCCTGGAAATGATCATGTAGGAGCTTTCGGCTGTGATAGTTACGATATATCTGGTACGGTAGACAAGCGTGGGTCAAAAGGATCTTTACACGGTTTAACAAAGTTCAGCATGGAGCAAGCTCCATTTAATATGTTCTTTTTAGAATATATATCAAGACCTCCAACGGCTGAAATATTCTTTGAAGATGTTTTAATGGCATTACATTTTTATGGTATGCCTATATTAGCAGAGAACAACAAACCAAGATTACTGTATTACTTAAAGCGTAGAGGTTATAGAAAGTTCTCTATAAATAGACCTGATAAATTATACAATAAACTTTCGGTTGCAGAAAGAGAAATAGGTGGTATACCTAACTCAAGCGAAGATATTAAGCAAGCTCACGCCGCTGCTATAGAATCGTATATAGAAAATTATGTGGGCTTAAATGAAAATGGTTATGGTGACATGTATTTTCAAAGAACTTTAGAAGATTGGGCCAAATTTAATATAAACAATAGAACAAAATTTGACGCAACAATTAGTTCTGGCTTAGCTATAATGGCTTGTAATAAAAATAAATATACACCAGTAAACATACAACAACGAGATCCAGTTAACATATCATTTAAAAGATACGATAACACAGGTTACATTTCAAAAATAATATAATAAATGGTTTATACTAATGTAAATAGTTCCTTTCCCAGTCAGGTGGTACCAGACGCAGAAAAGAATACTTTGGATTATGGTTTCCAAGTAGGTAGAGCTATTGAAAACGAATGGTTTAGAGGTGATCGTGGCTTAGGTGCTGGTGGTCGTTTTGGTAATAACTGGCAAGATTTTCATAGATTAAGGCTTTATGCTAGAGGAGAACAGTCTGTAGCTAAATATAAAGATGAATTATCAATAAATGGTGATTTGTCTTATTTAAACTTAGACTGGAAACCAGTTGCTGTATTATCTAAATTTGTAGATATTGTAGTAAATGGCATGACAGATAAAGGTTATGAAATAAAATCTTTCGCTAGTGATCCATTTGCTTTAAAGCAAAGAACTAGATATGTTTTCGATGCTATAAGAGACATGCAGAGTCGAGAACAAATAGAAAGTTTAAATAAAGCTACGGGTCAAAATTTTTATTCAAGTGTAAATCCAGATGCTCTGCCTCAAAACGAAGAAGAGCTAGAGTTATACATGCAATTAAGCTACAAGCAGTCTATAGAAATAGCTGAAGAAGAATTAATTGAAAATGTATTTAACTACAATAAGTACGATGAAATAAAGAAAAGATTAGCTTATGATTTAGTTACTATAGGTATAAGCTGCGTTAAAACAGATTTTAATTTAGCTAACGGAGTAACTGTAGATTATGTAGATCCAGCTAATTTAGTTTATTCTTACACAGAAGACCCTAACTTTGAAGACGTGTATTATGTTGGAGAAGTTAAAAGTGTAAGCTTAGAAGAAGTTAAAAAACAATTTCCGTATTTAACTGACTCTGAGCTAGAAGAAATACAAAAATATCCTGGCGATTCTAATTACACTAGAAATTATTGGGGTCAAGATGATAACTACAACAACATACAAGTTTTATATTTTGAATACAAAACGTATAATAATCAAGTATTTAAAATTAAACAAACAGATCAAGGTTTAGAAAAAGCTTTAGAAAAACCAGGTGATTTTAATCCACCTGAAAACAATAACTTTGAAAGAGTACATAGAGCAATAGAGGTTTTATATAGTGGAGCCAAAATATTAGGTCAAGAAAAAATGCTTAAGTGGCAACTTGCTGATAATATGACAAGGCCTTACAGCGATCAAACTAAAGTAGAAATGAATTATGCTATATCTGCTCCACGGATGTATAAAGGCAGAATAGAAAGTGTTGTAAGTAAGTGTATTGGTTTTGCTGACATGATACAACTTACCCATTTAAAGATACAACAGGTTCTAGCTAGGATGGTGCCAGATGGAGTATTTGTAGACGTTGATGGGTTATCAGAAGTTGATTTAGGAAATGGTACAAATTATAATCCTCAAGAAGCTTTGAACATGTACTTTCAAACTGGTAGTATTGTAGGAAGATCTAAAACAATAGATGGTGATTTAAATCCTGGTAAAGTACCTATTCAAGAGTTACAAACATCAAATGGTCAAGCTAAAATAGGTGCACTAGTGCAAACGTATCAATATTATTTACAAATGATACGCGACGTGACAGGATTAAACGAGGCTAGAGACGGAAGTCAACCTAGCAAAGACTCGTTAGTAGGTTTACAAAAATTAGCTGCAGCAGCATCAAATACAGCTACCAAGCATATATTACAGTCTCTTATGTATTTAACAATTAGAGCTGCAGAAAATATAAGCTTACGCGCTGCTGATATGTTAAGCTTTCCGCTTACTAAAAACGCTTTAATAAGTTCTATCAATCAATATAATGTAGGTTCTTTACAAGAGATAGAAAAATTAAACATGCATGAATTTGGTATTTTCTTAGAGCTAGAACCAGAAGAAGAAGAGCAACAGAGATTAGAACAGAATATACAAGTTGCTTTACAAGGTGGTCAAATAGGTTTAGAAGATGCTATTGACATTAGGCAGATTAAAAATATAAAGCTAGCAAACCAATACCTCAAACAAAAACAAAAGCAACGTGCTGAAGCTGCCGCTGCAGCTCAGCAACAAAATATACAAGCTCAAGCTCAAGCAAACGCACAAGCTTCTGAACAAGCAGCTTTAGCTGAAGTACAGAAACAACAAGCTCTTACTGAAAGCAAACTACAATTAGAACAAGGTAAGTCACAATTTGAAATACAAAAATTAGAACGAGAAGCTCAAATAAAACAAATGTTAATGGAGCAAGAGTTTGGTTATAACTTACAATTAGCGAAAGCTAAAGTAGATGCTGAATCTACTCGTGAAAAAGAAATAGAAGACCGTAAAGATAAACGTGCTAGAATTATAGGCACTCAACAGTCTGAAATGATTTCGCAAAGACAAAATGACGAATTACCAAAAAACTTTGAGTCAGCTGGTAATGACGCGCTTGGAGGATTTGGACTAGAACAGTTTGAACCTCGTTAAAAAAAACTTTTAATTATTTAATTATATTATATTATGTCAGAAGAAGTAAAGCAAGAAGGTGAATTTAAAATTAAAAAACCTTCTAAACCTAAAAATTTAGGAAAAAAAGAAGAGGTAACTAAAGTTGAAATACCTAAAACACCAATAGATGGTCAAGGTGAAGTAGCGCCTGAAGTAACTAAAGTTGAAATAAAAGAAAAAGATGCCATTCAAACACAAGAGACAAATGATAGCGATGCTGTTGTCGAAGAATCCGGAAACGGTAGCGACAGCAAAGAAGTGGTTGAAGAAGTACGGGAAACCAAAGAAGAAGTAGAAACACCTTTAACTTTAGTAGAAGAAACTGAAGTTAATGATCATGTTGAAGTTTCTAATGAACCTGTACAGCAAGCAGAACCAACTAAACAGTTACCTGAAAATATTGAAAAGCTAGTTTCTTTCATGGAAGACACTGGTGGTACAGTCGCTGACTATGTGCGGCTTAATGCAGATTATACTAATGTAGATAACAACACGTTAGTAAGAGAATATTATAAACAAACACGTCCACATCTTGATCATGAAGATGTAAGTCTTTTATTAGAAGACTTTGATTATGATGAAGAGTTAGATGACGATAAAGACATACGCAAAAAGAAAATTGCGTTTAAAGAAGAAGTTGGAAAAGCCAAAAACTTTTTGGAAGACTTAAAAGGTAAGTATTACGACGAGATCAAGTTGAGACCGGGCGTAACCCAAGAGCAACAAAAAGCAGTAGACTTTTTCAATCGATACAATGAAGAACAGCAGGTTATAAAACAGAGGCAGGAAAATTTTAGCAACAAAACTAATCAACTTTTTTCTAATGATTTCAAAGGTTTTGATTTCTCAGTCGGGGATAAAAAGTTTAAATATGGTGTTAAAAATCCTGAAAGTGTAGCTAAAGCTCAAACAGATATTGGTAATTTCGTTAAGAAGTTCTTAAACGATAAAGGAGAAATATCTGATGCTAATGGTTACCACAAAGCTCTGTATGCAGCCCGTAACGCTGATACTTTAGCTCAACACTTCTATGAGCAAGGAAAAGCTGATGCAGTTAAAGATGTAATGGCAAAGTCGAAAAACATTTCTACTGAACCAAGACAATCTGCGCAAGGCGAAGTATTTGTTAATGGATTAAAAGTTAAAGCTATTAGTGGTGTTGATTCTTCAAAACTCAAAATTAAAAAAGTAACATTAAAAAAATAAAATAATTTATTATGGCTATTGATCCATTATTTGGGAGTATTATCCCAAGTCAACAACAACAATTGCTAGATACAAACTTCCTGTCTTTTAATGGAGGTAACAATCCTGGCGATTCCGACACATTTGCACAACAGTATCTACCTGAAATTTATGAGCAAGAAGTAGAGCGATATGGTAATCGTACTCTTTCTGGCTTCTTACGTATGGTTGGTGCTGAAATGCCAATGACATCTGACCAAGTAATTTGGTCTGAACAAAATCGTTTGCATATTGCTTACGAAGGTTGTACTAACGACGGTGCTGGAGTTATCGGTATTCCAGTTAGTGCAGAAGTTAAAAACGTAATTTCAGTAAACCAAACAGTGGTTTTATTAGACGATACAGGACAAGAACTTACTGGTGTTGTAACTGCATCTAATCTAACTACTGGTGATGTAACTGTAGCTCCTTATAGCGCTGCAGATACAAGTGGTATTGCGACAGGAGCAACTGCAAATATCAAAATGTTTGTATACGGTTCTGAATATTCAAAAGGTTCTGCTACACCTAACAACACTTCAGCTACAGTTGCTGATGGTTATGTAAGTATAGAGCCTTCTTTTACTCAATTTTCTAACTCACCAGTTATTATCAGAAATAAATATGTAGTTTCTGGTTCTGACACTGCTCAGATTGGTTGGGTTGAAGTTGCTACAGAAGACGGAACTGGTGGATATCTTTGGTATCTAAAAGCTGAATCTGAAACTCGCCTACGTTTCGAAGACTACTTAGAAATGGCTATGGTTGAAGGTGAAAAAGCTGTAGAAGATACAGGTGGAGGTACTCCTTCAGCTGCTACAGCCGCTGGATTTAAAGGTACAGAAGGTTTATTTGCTGCTATTCAATCTCGTGGTAATGTAGAAGCTGGATTTAACGCCGCTGCTGGACAAGTCCCTACACAAGCGTTAGCTGAATTTGATGGTATTTTACGTAACTTAGATACGCAAGGTGCTATTGAAGAAAATATGCTTTTCTTAAATCGTGAGACTTCATTGAATTTTGATGATATGCTAGCTGCAGTGAACGCCGCTTATTCTGGTGGTACTTCATTTGGTCTATTTGAAAATTCAGAAGACATGGCATTGAATTTAGGTTTTAGCGGTTTCCGCAGAGGTTCTTATGACTTCTACAAAACTGACTGGAAATATCTAAACGATGCTTCAACACGAGGTGGTATTGAAACTGCACCAGTTGTTGGTTATGGTGTAAGTGCTATTGATGGAGTTTTAATTCCAGCTGGTACTTCTACTGTGTATGACCAAATCCTTGGTACTAACATTCGTCGTCCATTCTTACACGTACGATACAGAGCGTCACAAACTGACGATCGTCGTATGAAGTCTTGGTTGACTGGTTCTGTTGGTGGCGCATTTACTAGTGATCTTGACGCGATGGAAGTAAACTTCCTATCTGAAAGATGTCTATGTGTGCAAGGTGCTAACAACTTTGTATTGTTTACAGCTGCTTAATTAAGCATTATACTTTATAGTAATTACCCTCGTTTTTATTAACGGGGGTAGTTATTATTTTTATTAACATTTTTATTATATTATATTATGTCAAAAACTAAAGAAATCCCATCAGTAGAAAAAGGTTGGGAAATAAAAGATAGAACTTATTTTGTTACAGGTAGATACAAACCTTTAACATTAAGAATACCATCAAGACATAGCAGGAAATTTCCTATGCTTTGGTTTGATCAAGAAACTAATAAACAACGAGAGCTTAGATACGCCACTAATCAAAATTCTCCATTTGTAGATGAACAAAAAGGTGAAGCTACTATGGGAACTATACTATTTAAAGATGGTGCGTTAGTAGTTCCTAAGAACCAACAAGCTTTACAAAAGCTTTTATCTCTATATCACCCAATGAAAGGTAAAAGATATAGAGAGTTTGATTCTATTGTTCAAGCAGTAGATCAGTTAGACCTTATGGAGTTACAAATTGATGCTCTTAACGCAGCTAGATCTATGGATGTAGAACATCTAGAAGCTATAATGAGAGTTGAAGTTGGTAGTAAAGTAAATGATATGTCTTCTAAAGAATTAAAAAGAGACGGTCTTATATTTGCTAGACAAAATCCAAGTTTATTTTTAGATTTAGCTAAAGATGAAAATGTTCAACTTAGAAACTTTGCTATAATAGCTACTGAAGCTAAAATTATAAAGTTATCTCAAGATCAAAGATCATTTACGTGGGCATCTAATGGTAAAAAACTTATGAATGTTCCATTTGATGAAAACCCATATTCTGCTATGGCGGCTTTCTTTAAGACAGATGAAGGCGTAGAAGTCTTTAAATCTATCGAGAAAAAGCTAAAATAACATGTAACAATAATATAGGGCTCGTTCACTCGGGCCCTTATATTTAAAAAAAATATAAATGGCAATAAACGTAAACACTGTATATCAAACTGTTTTACTTATTATAAATAAAGAGCAACGTGGTTATATAACTCCTGATGAATTTAATAAAACAGCTACACAGGTTCAATTAGATACGTTTGAGCAGTATTTTGATGATTTAAATCAACAACTGCGAGTGCCACAAGCAGATTTTGATTATTCTGATAGGCAAATGAATATAGATGAAAACATGTCTATATTTAAAGCCATAGGTAATTGTTTACCTAAATTAAACAACAATGTTATTGTGCCTGGCGCTTTTGATTTGCCAACTATAGATTTAAATACTGGAGACGGTATTGTTTACAACGATAACCCGTCTACTAATGAAGTATCTTTTTATAGGCTTGGAACCATAGTATTCAATCCTGCGGCAGGTGATCCAGTAGAACTACAAAGACTACAGCGTAGTGATTTTTATAACATACAGTCTTCTCCACTTACAAAATCTACAAAATCATTCCCTACATATCTATACGAAAATAACACTTTATTTATAAGACCTATTGATATAACTTCTAGCATAGAAGCTTCATTTATAAGAAAACCAAGAAATGTTATATGGGATTATGGTATTGGAGCTCAAGGTCAATATATATATTCTCCTTCTGGTTCTCAAGATTTTGAACTAAACTCAAGTGAACAAGTTAATGTTATTCTTAAAATATTACAGTACTCTGGTATAGTTATACGTGATCCACAAATAATACAAGCTGCCTCTGCTGAAGTAGCTCAAAATGAAGCAAATTCAAAAAGCTAAAAAATGTCATTAATAAAAGAAAACAATAGGCAATACTACGAAGGCGCTCAAAGCTTTAGGTTTAATGGATCAACTACTGATTTCACAACAACATTTAATACTGATCTTGTTTTTAAATCATCAAAAGATACGGATCAAAATTATCCTTTAAACAATTTTAAAATATACACTAGTAGCAACGGTGCGCCTGGGACGTGGTCTGAATATGACTCTTTAGACTATACGGTTACTGGCAATACAATAAGTTTCTCAGGTTCATCAATTACAGCAACTACATCAGCACCAAGTTTCGTCAACTATATAGATATAGCTTCTTTAAGTGGCTCTGCTAACATTGGAGATAAAATTGAAATTGAAGGCGCTAGCTGGAGTGGTAGTACTAATTTTGCATTTATAACTAATATTTCTCCTACACCGTTTGTATCTGGTCTTACAAGGTATGAATGGAATCCAGTTTTGTATGGAAATGCTATATACGGAAGCGGTCAAGCTGTAACTTTTAAACAACCCGTAGTTGAATCAAATGGTTTTTTAGTGATACAGTTAAAAAAACTTGATGGTGGTAATTATGGTAATACTCCAAACGAAAAAGCTTATGGTGATGTTGTTGAAGATAACTATGGTTCTTATGCTTACACAGCGTTAAATGATGTTATAAACAACTTTTTAATTGCATACGTTGGCGCTGGTAAACTTATACCAAGTGTTAAAAGAACTGACGTTATATTCCACGCTAAAAGAGCTATGCAAGAATTTAGCTATGATACTTTGAAAAGTGTAAACAAACTAGAGGTTAGTATTCCAAACAATCTTAGCATAGCAATGCCACAAGATTATGTTAATTATGTAAATTTATATTGGATAGATAATTCAGGTGTTAAAAGAGTTATAATGCCTTCAGACATGTTAACTACAAATCCAACAGATATATTTTTACAAGATACTAAAGGCGTACCTGTTCAAGATCAATTTGATAAAAACATTGATACAACATCAGTAGTAGAAGATAGATGGGAAAATAACTCATTAAAAAATATAGACAACACAGAATTTATAGATGACACTATATTAGGTTACGAATATTATTATGGCTGGCCGGAGTTTGGTTATGGTCAACTTTACGGATTAGATCCTCAGTTTGCTAACTCAAGTGGTTACTTTTCTATAAACGAAAGAGAAAAGAAATTTTCTTTTTCAGCTA